AGCGCGGCGGCTGTACGGGCATCCTAAGCGCAAGTCGATCATGGATCGTATTAGCGCGGCGCAGCATCAGGTGAGCCATGTGCCCGAGGGCCTTGACCGCATTGTGATGAGCCAAACCAACCCAACCATTTATGGTACGGTCAACTTGGACTTGTACGGCTACAACCGCATGAAGGCTCAGGTGGCCGAGGATACGGTTGAGATGCGGGAGTTGTATCTCTGGAACGATGAGATTGACGACTATCAGGTGGTGACGATTGCTGAGCCTGATGTGATTATCTATGACCGCCCCGGCGAGCAGCTTTTTATGAAGGGCGAACTGCCGTTTATCCAGATTACGCCCAACCCGCAGTATGACTACTACTGGGGGCAATCTGAGGTGCAGAAGCTGATTTTCCTTCAGCAGATGCGCAACAAACGCATGACTGAGATTTTGGATTTGCTGAGCAAGCAGGTGAACCCGCCCACCGCGTTGATGGGTTTCACGGGCATTTTGGATGAAAAGAACTTTGCTCTAAACCGCGCTGGCGGCTTGCTGTCCAATGACATGGCGCAGGGCAAGGTTGAGCGGCTGGCCCCCGAAATGCCGGCTGACTTGTTCCGTGAGATTGACGCGATTGACGCCATGTTTAGCGAGGCGTCGGGCATATCCTCAGTGCTGTCAGGCCGCGGTGAGTCTGGGGTGAGGTCACAAGGGCATGCGTCTCAGTTGGCGCGGCTAGGTTCCTCGCGCATTAAGAAGCGGGCGTTGGTGATTGAAGACGCGCTGGAAAAGATGGCTACGTTGTATCTTAAACTGATGCAACAGTATGACCGCACGCATTTTCCTGATGTCCACGGCCATAAATTTATTGCCGAGCAGTTTACCAAAGACTTTATGGTCAAGGTTGACGCGCACTCCAACAGCCCGATTTTTATGGAGGATATGCGGACGTTGGCGTTCAACTTGTTCAAGGCGCAGGCTATTGACAAAGAAAGCTTGATTGATCTGCTTGATCCGCCTATGAAGCAATTGTTGAAAGACAAGCTGAAGAAGCAGGACGCTGAACGCAAGGCTAACCCACCTCCCGAGGGTAAGCCTAAAGGCAAGCAGGGTGGATAATGGCGCAGGATTTTAAGATCAAATCCGACCAACCCAGAGCGCAGGCTAAGGACGTAGCGCGCGGTAATGCTTCGCCCACCATGGAATACAGGGTATCCTCCATACGCACCCTAGGTAATAGGGCAGCGCCACGCGCTTATGCGCGTTCGGAAAGGAGGTGATATCATGTACAAGTCCGTCAAGCGCGGTCGCCGTCGTGGCCGTTAATGCGGTGTGTTTAACTCTAGCAATGAAAGGAGGTTTCCCATGCGTCGCAAGGGTCGTAAGGCTCGCCGGTAACTAACGCGCTGCCTTGAGCAGTCGTTAATCCGCGACTTCCGCGCGGGACCGGAAGATAAAAATAGTCCCGCTTGACTTTTGCGTAATGTGGGTGTTACGCCCGCAATTGTTAATTGGAGCATCAAGTGTCGGAAAGCGTTATGCGGCTGCTGCAAAACCAGCGCCCGAAAGAAGCACCGGAACTAACTGCGCCCCCGCCCGGCGAAGGGGCTTCGTCTGTCCCGCCGATGGCGTCGCCTATGAGTACGCCGGAACCTAAGATGGGTTCGCGCGAAGCCGCGTTGATTAACGTGGGCATGGCGATGGACTTGATTGAACAGTCTCTGCCGGCAATTGGTAGTGAGACTGGCGAAGGGCAGAAGCTGGTAGCGGCTTTGCGTTCGCTGACAGGAGCGATGGGGCCGCGCCGGCAGAAGGTTGGCGAGCTTCAGAACGCCGAGATTCTTCAGTTGTTGCAGAACCTGCCGCAAGCTGGCGGTGCAACGCCTGAAATGAAAGCTATGGCCGGTATGCCGGCTATTCCTGGTATGGCTGGTGCTGGTGGGCCTCCGGGTGCGCCGCCGCCGCCGATGCCGGGTGGTATGCCTGGTGGTCCCCCTCCGGGCGGTATGCCGATGCCGGGTGGCCCGCCGCCTGGTGGAATGCCTATGCCGGGCGGTCCCCGTCCCGGTGGTCCCCCAATGCCGGGTGCGGGTGGTCCGCCTCCGGGAATGCCCCGATAGGAGTATGTGTCATAGACCTTTTCAAGCCTCGCGGGGCCTCCAATCCCCGCCGCCCGACTGATAACACCCAGCAGAACGGTCAAGTCATCAACACGCCGCGCTATGCGGAGTTTGGTGGCCTGAAAAACGCGACTGCTACGGGTTCTAAGAACCGCATGGGCATCAAGCCGCCCGGCGACGGTAAGAAGGTAATCTAATATGGCTTCTCTTGAAGATTTGAGCTTTGAAACGCGCGATGAGCTTGCTCGTTTGGCGCGTACGCTTGCTGAAAACCCGGACACTCGCAAGGATTTCCTGCGTTTGACGAAGAAGGCCCAGCCTGGCCTTAATATCCCTGAGTTGGAGATCGAAGAGTCGGTGGCGCGTTCCACCTCGGCTTCTGAGGCTCGCATTCAGATGCTGGAAGCCAAACTTCAAGAGAAAGACGCTCTTGCTGAGCTTGACCGCCGCCGTCAGTCGTTGATGAAGCAGGGCAAGATTCGCAGCGAGGATGAAATTCAAGAAGTGGAGAAGGTTATGCTCGAACGGGGCATTACCAACCACGAAACGGCGGCGGATTACCATCGCTGGATGAAGGAAGCGGCGGCCCCCACGGCTTCCTCCTTCAACATGAATGTGCTGGACGGCAAAGCGCGCGATACTCTCCAAGCGTACTGGAAGAATCCGCAGCGTGCAGCGCGTGACGAGGCGTTCAAGGCTCTTGCGGAAATGCGCAACCCGCGCCGTCCCATCGGTCTCTGATGCGGTATCAACAATAGTTAGGAGAAAGTCATGCCAATTGGTGGTGGTATTCTCCCCGCATCGGGGAGCACGCAGTACACAGAACTGACCTACCTTACTCGTAGGGCGTTTATTCCGAAGCTGGTTGTCCAGATTTACAACAGCACCCCGCTCATGGCGGCGCTGATTGCAAATAGCCAGCAGGCCACGGGCGGTGTTTCGTCTGTGACTGTGCCGGTGCAGGGCAGCCAGTTTATCAATGCTCAGTGGTCGGATTACTCTGGTTCGTTCACTCAGCCCGCGGTGCAGCAAGGCGCGTATAACGCCGAGTTTAACCTGAAGCTGATGATTGCTCCGGTGCCGTTCCTGGGTATGGAAGGCGCTGTGCAGCAGGATCACGCGGTTATTCCGCTGATTGAAGCCCGCATGAATGACGCTACTAACGTCATGATGGATGCGATGGCGACGGCGCTGTACAACAACACCACAAACACCCAGCAGTTTATTGGTCTGCCGGGCGCTGTGGATGACGGCACCACGCTGGGCACCTACGGCAACATTGCCCGCTCCACCACGACCAACACCTGGTGGCGCTCCAAGGTGTACGCGGCTGGTTCGGTCAACCCGACCCGTCAGAACGTCCTTCAGTACATCAGCGGTACGGTCAAGAACGGCGCGGAAGTGCCAACCTTTGGTGTGTGCGGCTTTGGTACGTGGACCCTGCTCGCGCAGGACTACGTTGGTCAGGAGCAGTACGTTATCACGCCGGGTTCCGGCTTTGACGGCGATGCAAATGGCCCGCAGGCTGCGTTCCGCGCGCTCATGGTTGCCGGCGTGCCGATCTACCCCGATCCGTACTGCCCGGAAGGCACCATGTACTTCCTGAACACCAACTACCTGTCGCTGTACATCCACGATCAGGGTTCGTTTGTGTTCACGGGCTTTGAATCCACCCTGCCTAACTGGCAGATTGGTTATGTCGGTGCCGTGCTCATGATTGCGGAGTTGGTGAATACCAAGCCTCGCGCCATGACCAAGGTCACTGGTTATAACAACCTAACGATCTAAGGAGGCAGAACAATGGCTCTCGGTCTAAACAAGATCATCATTGCGAACGCCTCGGCCAACACGCCGGGCGCGTATTTGCAGCCTGTGACGGTAAGCAACGTGGGTGCCGGCAACGCCACCGCAATGCTCAACTCGCAGTTTATCCCGGCTGGCACCTACCTGATGCTGCCCGCGGCCAACGTCACGATTGAGGTCAACAACTATACGGGTACGGCAAATAGCTTTACCACGCTGTTGGCTAACAACACGGGCGGTGTGCTGATTTCGGACGGCTTCAACGTGCGCGCCAACGCTGTCACGGGTACGCAGACTGTGACGTTGCTGACCGTGAACGGCGGCGGTAACGTGTCCAGTGGCTCCGGCACGGCTTGGTAAAGGAGACAACCCATGGCGTCCCCACAATACGTTGGTAATGAATATCAGGACTCGTTTGGGTCTTACCGGATTGCGTTCGTTCCCGGCCAATCGCTTGCCAGCACGGGGAACGCCGTGGTTAGTCTTCCTATTTTGGGAGGCGGCATTGGCAGCCCTTTTGGTAGCGGATCGTATATTATCCGGCGCATCACCGTAACCAACCCGTCTAACAGCGCGGGCGGTTCGGTGCCGAATATTGCGACCGCCAACGTGGTGGTGTTTACCTCTAACGATGGTAACACCTCCAACGCTGTCACAACGTCCGCTGGTCAAACGCTGGGTAACGTGACTGGCGGTAACACCTGGCAGGATTTGACGCTTGCTGCTGGTGCTGCCACCACGGCTTATGTGGCTCCTGTGTTGTTCCTGAAAGTGGGCACCGCGGTTGCTAACTCGGCTGTGAACATCTCGGTTTACGGTGACATTGTAAACCTATGAGCGACGTGTGGGTTACCAACACTACTAAAGAGCATTTTGAGGATATGTGGCATGGGGACATGTATGCGTTCCCGCCCGGAAAGGCCGTCATGGTGCCTTTGGAGGTTGCGCGGCACATCTTTGGGTACGGAATGGATAATCGCGTACCCGTGCTTGCCCGGTTAGGCTGGGCTGTTACGTCTAATGACGTGGCAAACGGCTTGAAGCGCCTAGATCGGTTT